GTAGTTGATACATTAGCATGCCCCATAATTTTAGCTAAAACGGAAGCGGGCATACCAGATTCAATACACCTTGTAGCAAATGTATGTCTTAGCATGTGTTGGTGTAATTCAAAACCTTTTCCTATGTGATATTGTTCACAAACATATTTAAACATCATATTAGTTGTATCGGTACTTATACATTGCTTTTTAGAGTTGCAGAATAACAAATGTAAATCATTTTCTACATATAAAGTAGATAAATATTGTTTTAATATACATTCTACTTGTTTATCCATTATAATATCTCTTACGCCACTTACTGTTTTAGTGTAGGATCCAATTTTAGCCCTTTCATCAAGCCCACGAGTAATTGTTCTTCTAATATGAATAATTTTGTTTTTAAAGTCAATATCGTTAATATCTAGTGCGTTAATTTCGCCCATTCTCATACCTGTAAATAAACTTAATAAAAACTGATACCTGTATCTATATTTTTCATCTTGACTAACTGCTTCCACAAATTGTTGCTGCTCTTCTATTGTAAAAGCGGTTATTTTTTTATCTTTAATATTAGAATAAGGTATTGAAAATTCTATCTGATCATCTAAAAAATTAAATCTTAATATGTTTCTTCTAACTGCAATTTTAAATGTCTGATTTACTATACCATAAATCTTAGCAATAACAGAATTAGAGTATTTGGTAATATATATAAAGAAATCTTTTAAATCATTTTCTGTTATTTTTTGAAGTTCCATATTTGCTATATAATGCGTTTCTATTTCTTTTAGTGTTAATAGCTTCCTTCTATAAGATGAATCTTTTAATTTGTTTAATTTATATCCAGTATCTATAAATTCTTTTGCTATGTCTTTAAACTTTACTTTTGATTTATCTACATAAGTATCTGTATTTAATTCTGTTATGACTTTTTCTAACTTTGTTTTTACTTCTTGTCTAGTTTTTCCATATATAGTTTTACGCTTTCTTTTTCCAGTTTTTTCATCATACATTGCAATAGTGTATTCTGTAACCCACATTGTTTTTCCGTTTATTTCTCTTTTGAATATAGTACCTTCGCCGTTTCCACGCTTTTTATGAGTTCCCATAAATAAAAAACCTCCATTTTTTCAAATAATTTTTTAATAACACTTGAAAAATGAAAGCTATTTAGATATAATGATAGCGTATTCATTCTTCGGAGTGTTTACAACCTTTGGGAAAGTGTTCTGACGCGAAAACATAACACTTTTCCACTTTTATTTTCTATTAAATATCTTATGAAGAAAATTTTCTTTTTTCTTTTCTTGTTTATCATTTGATAAAGGTAGATTATTACAAAATCGCAATTCTACTTTAAATCCATAATTTAAGAATTCTGTTTCAACAGTTTCAATATCGTTATAATTTTCTTGCTTTAAAACATAATGTTTGCACTTTCCACCAATAATTTCAATATTAGTAATACATTTTAAATCTTCTTTATTAAGCCATTGTGTAATTTCTTCAATTATATTTTTAGGAACATAACCTATATGAAATTTTTTATTATCAAATGTATCTATATAAACTTTATAACATGTTTCATTTGCATAAGCATCTTTTTTCAAAGAGCCAGAGAATATATATCCTTCATATTCTGAAACGCTTAAATTCATATCAATTATTTCTCTTTTTGTATATCCTCCATAAAGTTGATTAAACCAATTATTTTTTTTATATTCTTTCAAAATATGTGCTATTTCTTCTTGAATTTCTATATTATTCTCATTGCAATAACTACTGCCATGTACTTTGAAATTAATTTTATGAACTAACATGCCTTGATTACCTATTTAAAAGCACTTTGATTTTCTACTTTTATTACCTTTCCTAAAATTTCAATATCAGTGTTTTTTAAATCTGTTTGAGTTGGATAATTCCACATGTTCATTGCTTGTAATTCAATATCAGTTGTTGTTTGTATAACTTTTCTGATAATTGGATAGCCCTTTTTTATTTTTAGCAAATATGTTCCGCCACTAATAAAAGAGTTTTGTTTTTGAATAATTGCTATATCTCCATTATCTAATAAAGGAGCCATTGAACTATCATTTGCATATATTGCAAAAATATTTTCAATACATATATCTTTAACATCTGTTCTATAAATATAAGGAATTTTTTGAATAACTTCATTTGTAGATAAATTTATTACAGGAATTTCTGTTACTTTGGATCTACCGTAAGACCTATCCATTGGGACATCTTCACCCATAAGCCATACTTCGTTTACATCTAAAGCTTTAGCAAGGTTAAAAAGACCTGTTTGTTTTGCTTCATATTTACCTTTTAAATATTCACTCAAAGAAGATTTAGAAATTCCACTTTTTTGTGATAATTCCGCTTGATTCATGTTTCTTATTCGCATAGCTTCCTTTAATCTTTTTGAAAAAGACTCGCTCATTTGATATACTCCTTTCATTCTTTCATAAGCTTATTATAACAAGTAATTCTAAAAAATACAATAAATTTTCTAAAAAAAATTAAGAAACTCGAATTTTTTTTGAAAAAAGTATTGACATTTATTTTTTTGTTTGGTAATATAATTCTAGTTCGAGAACACGAACAGAAAGGAGAAGAAATATGTCAAAAGAAAAATACGATTATTCCAAGCTATTGGGGAAAATTACAGAAAAATTAGGTACTAGAAGAAAATTAGCAGAAAAGTTAGGAATGAATGAAACAACATTGAGCTACAAATTTAATGGTACGAGTGATTTTACTAGAGAAGAAATGAAAAATATTTGTAAAATTCTTGATGAACCATTAGAAATGATTATCGAATATTTTTTTAAAGAAAAAGTTCGAGAAAACGAACAGAAAGAAGGATGAAATGATTAGAAAAATTAAAATTCGCGTCAGAACACTAAAATAAAAGGAGGGCAAATAATGGAATTAAAAGATAATGTTTTTTATTCTCCATCGGAATTTGCAAAGTTAAGAAATTGTAGTGTACCAACAGCATTAAGCATTTATAATTTGCAGGATTTTCCTAGTGAAGATTTTGGAAAAGAAAAAGTTGCTTTAGGTAGTGCAATAAGAGAATGGTACAGCAAAAAAAGAAAAAAGGGGGATTACTAATGAAATTAAAGGGTGTAAACAGAAAAAAGTTTGTTAAATCAATATTAACAATAGTATTTATATTTGTTCTAGGATTTATGGTAATAAATAGCGTTTTAGCAAGTAACGAAGCGGTAGAAACAAAGGAAATTGAATATGCTGTTTGTAAAGGCGATACATTATGGAAAATTGCAGAAAAGTACAAATTAGAAAATCAAGATCCAAGAGAATACATATATGAAGTAAAAAAACTAAATAATATGACTTCTGCATCAATATATGAAGGTCAAATTATAAAAATATTGTTAGTGGAGGGCAAATAGATGGAATATTACGAGCAATTATTAGAAGAATGTAGTTATTTGCAAATTGATTATAAAAGGCTAGATAAAATGAAACATACATTAAATATTATGAAAAATAAATTAAAAGAATTAGGAGGAAAACAAGATGCCAGATACTGAAAACGGAACATTAGATTTAGAATCTGCAACAAAAATAATTACTAGACAAGGCGAAAGAATTATTGAATTAGAAAATAGACAAAAAGATTATGACAAAAATAAGAAAATAGTTGATTCATTAAAAGAAATAATAAAAGAACTAACACCTACCGACCAAAGTAATAGTTAGTCCTTAAAAGAACTTGTATAAATGCTCTTTCTTTGTTTATTTTAGCAAATAAAGTGCAAAAAGTCAAGAAAAATAGAACATAAATAAAAACCCATGTTCTATCGAGATATTATAAAAATAATTCTACATAACATCTTGTAAATATTTTGGTAGCCTTGCTATTAAAAATTCTTCAAGTGTTTTAAATTTAGTATGTTTTGCAATAAGCGAATCTATATTAGGTATGTAATTAAGATTTTGTAAATCTTCTAATGTAAACATACCTAGAGCGTGGCAAAATTCTGTAGGACTACTAAAATTAGTATTATTCTTTATAAAATCCACATCAAATGTTGAGTTGCTATCGTCAATGGCTATTTTACTTAAATCTCTTTTTGACATAATAAACACCGCCTTTCGAAATGATTATAGCATAGTAAACAAAAAAATTAAATAGGGGGAATATATTAATGTGTTTAAAAGAAATTTTAAATGAAGAAGATATAGAATTTTTAAAAAATCTAGCACATGATTTAAAAACACAGGATAGAAGAGGAACAAGTAAACCTGTTGTTTATCAAATTATAGATAGTGGAGAAAAACAAGGTGCTTTTTTAACTTTAAAGAGTGCAGAAAAACATTTACAAGAAAACAATTACAATTATAGTGAAAAAGCCCATGTGTATGTTAGTTATGGATGGAGAAATCCAGAGCTAGAAAAATTATTAAATATAATAGAAAAATTTGATATGGAGGAAAAAGAAAATGAGAAAATTTGAATTTGTAAATAAAAAAAGTGAAGAATGTAACAAATTACCAGAAAGAAGCACTAAAAATAGTGCAGGATATGATTTTTTTAATCCTAAGAATATAACATGTAAATCTCACGAAATAACAATGATTCCAACAGGAATTAAAGCACAATTTCCAGAAGATGAGGTATTATTACTATTTAATAGAAGCAGCAACCCTAAGAAAAAAGGCTTGATAATATTAAATGGTGTAGGAGTTGTGGATAGTGATTATTATAATAATCCAGATAATGAAGGCGAGATGGCTTTCGTATTCTACAATATGTTAGAAGAGGATGTAACATTATTAGCAGGAGAAAAGCTAGGACAAGGTATATTTGTAAAGTACGCTAAAACAGATGATGATACAGCAGAAGGAGAACGCACAGGAGGTTTTGGAAGTACAGGGAAATAATAGTACAAAAGATGCCTTTAAATTATTTATAAGGGGGAATAGACAAATGGAAAACAGCAAATTAGTAGATAGAACGGAAATAGATATAAAAATAAGAATAGAAACAATAGCAAAACAGATATTAAAAGATATGGAAATTAAAGTACACCATTTAGGCTTTAAATACTGGGTAACAGCTATCTATATTACTTTAGATATAGATTTTAATAATAGACCAGAATTAAAGATGATGGAATTATACTATATGGTAGCAAGAAAGCATAGAACAACTGCATCAAAAGCAGAAAGAGCAATGCGTTATGCTTATGCAACAATAGATTTAAAACAATATTTTAATGTAACATATTCGATTAATAATACTGCTTTGCTATTTTTGTTGATAGAAGCGGTTAGAGAAAGGCTTTATAATCCGTCTAATTTAGATATGCAAGAACCTAAAATATTACTTTGTAATAAAAATACAAACACTCCAAAATAAATTTGTTTATTAAGGAATAAGAAATTTTGTCGAATTTAACAAAGGAAGGAGTGGAAACAAAAAGTGTGAATAAGAAAAGGATAATTGATACAGAAAAACAGCTCGCTGAATTTTATTCTACATTAGACTACAAGCCTATCTCTTCAAATGCTATTGCAATATATTTAGTTTTATTGAGAATAGCTAGTAATACAGGTTGGCTAGAAGAGTTTAAGGTAACAAATACTATTCTAATGAGCAAAATTAAGAATCTAAGTATTTCTGCTTTACAAAGGGCAAGAAATGAATTGATAACTAATAACTATATTTTATATAAGAAGCGGAATAAATCAAAACGAAGCTTCCACATATTCAATAGTGAAATTTGAACAAGCGAACGAACAACCGAACGCAATACCGAACGCACAAGCGGAAGAACTGCCAGACGAACACATTATAACTAAACTAAACTTATTATTTAATTATATTTATAAAAAAGAGAGCGGAGCAAAAATTGGTCTTTCTGAAAATGATAGAGAACCTCTAATAGTTTTATTAAAGCGTTTAGAAATGTATGTAGACAATATAGTAGCCTATGAAATAATGTCAGTAGATAGATTTTTAGATGAAAGAATCATGTTATGGGCTGTAAAGGAAATATACCAAAGTCCGCATAAAGTATTTCTAAATGATCTAAAAAGAGACAAGTTTGTATTAAGGTATCAGAAGACTAAAAAATATATAACACAAAAGCCAGATTACAAACTGGAAGAAATAATAAATTATTTCATAGTGTGTTTGCATGATGAATTAGAGAATGGAAGAGGTTAAAAATGAACAATTTATATGGATTATCAAGTAGAAAAGCAGTGCCAGTATATACAAAAATGAAACCGAAACCACAAGAAGGAAAGCACCTAATAAAGTATAAAAATGAAAAGGAATATGACTATTACAAATGCGATTATTGCGGAGAAGAAATAAAAATACTTAAAAAAAGACAAGAAATGACAGGAGGAACAATAAAATTTACGCATTTAGTTACAAAACATGGAGATATTGAATTAGCACTACATAATAGATGTTTAAGATCTGCAATAAAATTATTTGAAGAGGAGGAATAGAAATAATGTTAATAGTAGGTCAAGAAAATGATTTAATAGTAAATTTTGAAAGAATTAATTTTATAAAAATAGAACCTAGCGAAAATGAATATGACATAGAAATTAATTATGCAGATGATAACTGGGATGTAATTGCAACTTATGATTCATTCGATAGGGCAAAAGAAATATTGGCAGAAATAATAAATGCTTATAAAACAGTTGCGAGAGTGGAAGGAAAAGAAAAAGGACAGCCTAAGTTTTATAATGTACCAAAAGTTTATTTCATGCCAGAAAAATAAAGAGGTGGAACAAATGATATATGAATTTGAAATGACAGGCAGTATTGTAGGAAAAGCAAGACCTAGAATGAATACAAGAACAGGTAGAGCATATACACCAACCAATACTAAAAATTATGAATATTTTTTAAGGCAATGGTTTATTAGAGAATATCCTAATTTTAAGCCATTAGAAAATAGGATAAAAGTAAGTATAATTGCATATTTTGATATACCTAAAAGTACAAGTAAAAAGAAAGAAGCGGAAATGTTGAAAGACAATATAAGTCCAACAAAAAAACCAGATATAGATAATATTATAAAAATTGTATTGGATGCAATGAATAAATTTGCTTTTAAAGATGATACGCAAGTAACAAAATTAGAAGTAGAAAAGAAATATGCGGAAACATCTAAAATATATGTAAAAATTGAAGAATACTAGTGGAATAAATATATGAAATGTATTAATTGTGGGAAATATCCTTTTTGTAATAAAATAGAAAGTTCGCAGCAAGAAGCTTGCAAAGAGTTTATAAAAAGATCATTAGATATAGAGGTAAGAAGGAAGGATGAATTAGAAAATGAACAAAGATAATATAAATGCTGTAACCCTTGATACTCTACACACACACACACACACCGGTATTTTATTTAATCAGTTATTGAATAATATAACTTTAGGAGATAGCTATAAAATAATTAAACAAATACCAGATAATAGCATAGATTTAATAATTATAGATCCTCCATATTTAATAGAAAATACAAATGGTGGGACCAGAAGTAGATTAGCAAAATCAATAAGGGGAATGAATACAGAAATTGAAGAAAAAAAATTAACTAGTGGAATAGATAGTAATATTTTTAAAGATTTAATAAGAATACAGAAAAATATAAATATTTATATTTGGTGCAATGGAAAACAAATACCAGATTATTTAGATTTTTTTGTAAAACAAAATCATTGTAAATTTGATATTTTGATATGGAATAAAACAAATGCAACTCCACTATACAGTAATAAATATATGAATGACAAAGAATATTGCTTATATTTTAGAAAAAGTGGATATTGTAACCCTAAATCTTATAACGATGCTAAAACAGTATGGTATATGCCTATAAATATAAGCGACAAGAAAAAATATAAACATCCTACCATAAAGCCATTAAGAATAATAAAAACATTAATTAAAAATTCTAGTAATGAAGGGGATATAGTATTAGACTGCTTTTCTGGAAGCGGGACAACCTGTGTTGCAGCTAAAGAATTAGGAAGAAAATATATAGGAATTGAAATAGATCCAGAATATCACAAAATAAGCATAGATAGACTAAATGGAATATTAGCTAATGGGCAAACAACTATGTTTATGAGTTAAGAAAGGTTAAAAATGAGTAAAATTATAATTTATGATAACAAAAATATTTTAATTGCTGATTTAAAAAGGACAGAATCAAAAAAAGAACCAATAGCTGATTATATGGTTGCTAACAATAAAAAACCAACAACAGTATTCCATAATGAATATGCTGCAATTTTTACAGAATATAAGATAATACATAGTTTTTCGTTAAGAAAGCAATTAAAAAAAATTGAAAAAATATTTAAGTACCATAAGGAGAAAAAATAAAATGTATATATGTGTTGAAAAAAGCAAAGAAGTATTTAACTCTAAAGGCGAAAGTATGGGACAAAATGGAGATAATGCTTTATATTACCTAAAAAGTTTAGGAAGAAAAAGAATATATAGGCAAAAGTACCCTATAGAGCCATTTATATTTAATGGTAAAGATATAAATAAGGGTTTAAGATTATTTACATATAAAAGGAAGAAAAAAGCACAGGAATTATGCGATTATACAAATGAAAAATTTGGTAGTAATTATCAAGTTATAGAAATAAAGGAGTGTAAAAATGTCTAAAACTAAAGAAACTATACAATTTGAAAAGTATTTAAGAAGATATACAGGAAAACAAGGTATATTTGGCTGCCCAGAAGTTACAATAGGATGGTTTGGAAACGAGAGAGTTGATTTTCTTACATACGATACAAATAATTGTTTTAAGTGTTATGAAATAAAAGTAACTAAAAGTGATTTTTATAGCAAATGCCATAATACATTTGTTGGAAATTATAACTACTATGTAATGCCAAGGGAGTTATATCATGAAGTAAAACAAGATATTCCAGAAGAAATAGGCGTATTAGTAGAAAACAAAATAGGAGATAAAATTTACGAATATTCTCCGTTAAGATCAATAAAAAAGGCTATAAAACAAGAATTAAAAGTAGATAAAGATATATTAAAAAATTCACTAATTAGATCATTATGTAGAGAAGCGGAAATAGCACATAAAGAAAGTTTAAAAGCAAAAATCAAGCATTATGAGATGGTAGAAAAGAACAAAAATCAAGAAATTAAAAAATTAAAATATGCTTTGTATGATATGGTAAATCAATTTGCAGATGAAGAAAAAGGAAAATTATTTACAATGGGATTAAGTGCTTTAGAAAAAGCCTTTGATGCTTTAGATATAGACGAGGGAATAGAAAATAAAAAATTATGGAAATTGATGCAAAGGCAAACAGAAGGAGATTAATTATGGGAGTACTAAAGATTATTAGTAAAAATAACCATGAATACATATTTGTAAAACAAGTAAATAAAAATATGTTTTTATATAAGGACATGCTATATGGATATAATGAATGTTTTACAAAATTTGATTTAGGAATGGTAAAAGAAATAATAGAGCCACCTAAAACAGAAATAAAACCAGAAAAAGTAAAATTTTTATAGGAGTGATTATTTATGAATAATAAAGAATATGTAGAAGAGGTATGCAGCAAATGTGAAAATAAATTAAATGATAAAGATTTATGCAATATAAGAATCAATATTAATGGGAATGCAAATTGTGTAAATTATAAGGAAAAATCAATAATATTAAATAAGTGGAATTACGAAAAACATAAATATGAAAAATATTGTGTGCCAAGTGAATGGAATGTCAAGATATATACAGGCAATATGGAAGAAATAATAAATTGTGCTCATTGTGGAAGAAAAATTAAAGCAGGGGATAGTAATACATCTTGTGAAATACATAATGAAATTGGAATAGGATACGGAATTTGTGGAAAATGCTTTAATAAAGAGATGATGAGAAAAAGGTACAAGGGGGCTAATAATGAGTAATAAAACATTATATGAAATTTATAATGACATAAGAAATAATAAAGATGTAGAAAAAGAAGATTTAATAATGGCTGTTTTGACATATAGAGATTTATTATGGTTTTCTAACCATGACATAGAAGCAATTTATAAGGCAAATATTAATAGCATATCAGTAGAACTTAGATACAAGCAGTCAGTTGAAAGATACCAAAAAGCACTTAAACAACAACCTAGAAATTGGTTAGGAAAAGATGGAATACCGGGAACACCAGAGTATATAGAGAAAGAAAAAATATGCAATAATATTTTAAGAGGATTTGAAAAATATAGAAAGGAATTATGATATATGGAAGATCATTTAGTTATTAGCGTAGATATTTCAAATGGAAAAAGTATAAGTGCATTAACAGTTGCTAGACATTGCAAGGGTAATATAGAAATAGTAAACCAATTTTACGATGAAGAAGCGGAAGAATTATATTATAAATTAATAAATATACATTCTCCAGATATGGAAGAAATAAGGAATAAAGCTATTGCAAAAAGTATGGCAAGTATGAAAAATCTATATTCACATAAAGAATTATTAGAATTAATAGTAGAAATAAAGAAATTAAAAGATTATACCGAAAAAGAAAGGAATTACATATTAGCACATAGTACACCTAGTAAAATCAGAGAAATGCTAACATATTTTTGGCTTACACATACAAACGATGTTTTCTTTAATTATTTTGGCTTTAATTGGATTCCACCGTTAGAATTAAGAGAAAAAGTGCAGAAACAAATAAATAATATAGATTTGCAAAATGCAAAAATAGAAATTCCATTTTTAAAGCCTATAGATGCAGCAAATGTAGTAGCAAGAAATGAAATGCTAAATGTTGCTAACAAATTAATGTATGATTATTCGATGTTACCTAAAGAATTATTAAAAAATAATTTTATGAAAGGGGCTACAAATGAATAAAATTGAAAAAAATAACCGAAAATTCTTTAATAAGATATACAAAAAAATAAAAAAGCATAATTTTAATGCTGTATATAAAATTATTGTGAAAGAATCTAATAAAAACAGAATAAAAAAGCTAAAAAAGCATAAATTTAGAACATTTATTAGAAAAATCCTAACAAAAAAATATAAATATGGAAAACACGCAAAAATTATTATTTTTGATGAGATACATAATTATAAAGAAGATAATAGCTTACTTGAAAATCTTTATACTACGAATTGGCTTGATACAAGGAAAGAAATTTTTAAAAATAATCTTGTTAATATATATCAAGCAAACTATATGCAAAATCCATTTAAAATATTAACAGAGGAAAACTTAAATAGATTAGAAGAACATTGTAAAAAAGCAATTCGTTATGAAAGAGGAGAATTAAAAAAGGAGCATGAAGTAACATTAGAATTATTATATCAATATCAAAAACAGGAAGAAGAAATAGTAAAACAAAATAAAATAATAAATTTAATGTCAGAAAAGATATTTGAAGAAGGTATTGTTTGGGATAATAAAGAAGTAGTAATAGATTATTTTAGAAAGAAAGTCGAGGCAAAAGAAAATGAATGAAGAAATAACGCTTGAAGAATATGTATTAACAAATTTGCATCCGGGCGACTGGGGTTATTATATAAGATTAAAAGACAATATAGAATATCAAGTATATAAAAGAAAACCAAGAGGGCAAAAATTATACTATTTTATAAAAAAGGATAATAAAGAAATTAGACTTGACGAAGAAGTAAGAAAATGTTTTTTACAAAGTAAAAGAGAATATAAGAGGTACGGAATATGAAAGATTTAGAAAAAATAAAAACATTTACAGAAGAGGAAATAAAAAAGTGGGACATTGATTTTTTACAGAAAAAGTTTTTAGAACTACAAGAAGTTGAAAAAACAGCTGAAATAGTAATGACTACACAAAAAATAGAAATGAGAAAAAAAGATAAAATAATAGAATTAATGCTAAATGACTTAAATACAAAAAAATCTGGATATAGCAATAAAGAAATCTATAATTCTTATCAAGGTAGAGCAATTAGTATTTTAAAAGATGAGAACCAAAAAGAAGTTAATTACTTAAAAGGAGTAAACGAAGAAAGAATAAATATAAATGAAAAACTAAACAATGAATTAACACATTTAATAAGACAAGGAGAAAAATTAATAAATTATGAATTATGGGTAAATGAAAAATGCGAAATATTTATACAACCTATGTTTATAATTGAAACTAAAACTAAAAATATGGAAGAAGAAGGATTTGCAGCAGATACTGTTTATACAATAATGAAAAAATCATAAGAAGGGGAAAAGAGGAAAAATGAAAGAAATAGATTATGAAAAAGTAACTATTGAAAACGCACAAAATTTAATAAAAACAGGTTATGTTACTGAAATTATATGCGATGCAGATAATAAAAAAATAAAGATAAAAGAAGCGGAATATATCGAAATAGAAAAAGCATTTAAAAAATTAGAAGAAACTGTAAAGGTTATGGTAGATGTAATATGTGAATTAGGCAAAAAAATGTGTGATGCTTTTAATTCTGTATTTAAGAATTTTAATACTATTTTAAATAAAAAAATAACAAAGAAAAAATTTATGAAATTATTACAAAGTGAGGAAATACAGAGAAATGCAATTAATGAAATTGTGAAAAACAATAAAGAACCATATACATACGCAAGGTATTATCAAATACTAAAAAATACCAAAGAATGAAAGGAGTGTAATTATGTATGAAAAATGCGAAATAGAATCAATGCTAAAAGAATACTTAAAAAGTAAATCTCAATTAGAGGAATTAGAAAATAAAATTGCTAAAAATAAAGTTTTATTAAAATATAATGGAATGAAAATGCAAGAAAGCGAAGAAGAGGCAATAGAAGGAATGAGCCTTAATTCGCCTACTATATCAGATATGCCAAGAGGAAAGACAAATAAAATAAATAGACCAACAGAAGATATAGCATTAACTTATAAAGGAAAATTAACATACATAAATAAAGCAGATAAAATAAAACTCATGAATGAAAACTATACATATAATGAAAAAGCAGAACCATTAAGGGATCTAGTAGGAAAAGTAGATAGAATGTTAAAAGCTTTGAATAATGAGCAAAAATTAATAATAAAAACTTACTATATGTACGAACCTAAATGGAATTATGTAGCAACAACTTATGTACAAGTTTATAATGAGCCTAGAACAGTAAATCAACTAAAAAATATTAGAGATAAAGCACTAGAAATTATGTTAGAAGTAATAAATATATAAAAAATCAAAAATTGGTTAAAAATTGGTCGGAAATTTGGTAGAAAATATATATTACTTCATTATATAATTATACTTGGAGAAAGTTTAAGTAGGCATACTTAAATAACTCTACTAAAAGGATATTCCCCTTTTATTTTAGTAGCTGAAAAGTGCTTTTTGAAAAAAGAGCACTTTTTTAGCGTTTTAATTAATTTAGTGAAGTTTTTTAAAATGTAATACCATAAACTCCTAAAATAAAAATATTTTTCTCATAACCTCCTGTAAATATAGATAAAAAACGAGGTTGTTTCTTCACAAATTAATTATTTTATATATGAGGTAGATTATGGAAGAAGAATACAAAAGTAAAATATGTTTTTCATGTATTAATAAAAAATGTAGTGGAAACATTGTAAAAATGCAGAAGCGGAAATATAACAATAATAAAATGTGAGGATTACCAAAAAAACAAGGCTAGTAATCACAATAATTTAAAAAAATACATAGAAGAATTGAAAATAAGGGAATATAAAAAATGATTATAAAAATGTGTGCAAAATGTGGGCAAATTGTAGAATATCCTAATAGATATTGCCCTAGATGCAAAGAAATAGTAGAAAAGCAGCAAGAAGAAAGACAAAAATTGTATGATAAAAAATACAATAAATCGAGAGATCCAAAATTAGTAAAATTTCGTAAAAGCAAGGAATGGCGACAATTAAAGGAAAGATATTTACAAGATTTAAAAATAAAATATGGAAATATTAAATATGCCTATAAATGTGAGGACTGCATAGAAGAAAACAACAAAGATAATAGTTATATAATACAACTAGCAGAAGAAGTACACCATTTGGTACCTATAGAAACACCAGAAGGATGGGAACGAAGGCTAGATTATTATAATTTAAGAGCGTTATGTCATTTCCACCATGATAAAAGGCATAATCGTTTTCAAAAAAAAGGAAGGGGGAATAAGTATGCTGCAAGAAAATAAAACACAGAAAACAATAAAAGTAGATGTAAAAGTAAATCCAGAAAAAGCTAAGGAATTTATTAACGAATTAATAAATTTACTTAACAAATATGGACTAGATGGAATTAGTATATGCAATGAAAGCATCATACAAATAAATATATTGGACTTAATGGAATATAGTGTAACGCCTATTCCAATGAGAGAACCAATAGAAACAAGACGAGATAGCCTAATACAAAATATAATAAAATAAAGAAAGGATGATTTAAAATGAAATATATAGCTGATAGAGGTTATAAAGATGTAGTATTAGATAGATATATAGAAAAGGGAGCAGTATTAGAGAACGAATATAAAAAGGATAACATAGAACTAACAAAAGAAAGAAAAGATTATTTAGTAAATGAAAGAAAGTTATACATAGCTGTTAAAGAAATACCAGAGGGACAAGTAGGGGATATAACACCTGTAGATGATATACCAGAAGGAACAACAGTAGTTGATAGAGTTGACATAGTAGAAGATAACAACGAAGAGGAGAAAGAAGAAGAGGAAAAAGTAATAGAACCTAGCGAAGAAAAAGAAGAAGAAAGAAACGAAGAAATAGATGAGGTTAGCGAAGAAGAAAGCAAAGAAGAAGATAAAAAAGAAGTTGAGCCAGTAGTTGAATCTGACGAAGAAAAAGAAGAAAAAGAGAAAACTAAAAGCAACTCTAAAACAAGTACAAAAAATACTAAAAAAAGTGAAGAAAAATAATTAAAAATTTTTCTTTATAGGAGGTACTAACACCCGAGGGGGTGGGCAAAAAAGTATTGATTTTATATGGGGTATCGGTGCAGGGGAGGTCATTGTAGAAAAAACTCCCCATAATGCGTTTGATACTTCATATTTTTTTACTAAAATAAAAAGGCGGGGATATTATGGCAGGATATGGGAAACAAAGGGAACCTATAGATCTTATAATAGCAAAAGGTAAGAAACATCTTACTAAGGAAGAAATAGCAGAAAGAAGAAATAGCGAGATAAATATTGACGATTATAAAAATGTAAAGGCACCAAGCTATTTAAGTAAAAAACAAAAAAATGAGTTTACGGAAATAGCAACAAAACTTGTAGATATAGGAATAATGAGCGAGTTAGACGAAGACTGTCTAGCCCGCTATTTAATTGCTAAAGATAATTATTTGAAATTTACTAAATTATTAAATTCGGCAATGAAAAATAAGACTTCAAAGAAATACAAAGAGGATGCAGAAATGCAAAGAATTTTGTCATTAGATATTGAATCTTATTTAATACAACAAGATAGAGCATTTAAACAATGTAATACTTGTGCTGATAAGTTGGGGCTTACAATTACAAGTAGATGTAGGTTACAAGTTCCACAGGCACCAGAAAAACCAAAAGAAAATAAATTTGCAAAGTTTAATGTGAGTTAATGATAGATAGAGTAACAGAATATGCTCGAAAGGTTGTAAACCGGCGAAATTTTTACAGGAGAATTACATAGGTTAGCCTGTGAAAGACATTTAAAAAATTTAGAAATTCAAAATACAGCAGAATTTCCTTATTACTGGGATGTTGCTAAATCCGAGAGAATTTTAGAATATGCAGAAACCTTAACTATTGGGGAAGGTTTTGAAAAAAAGCCAGTAAAATTACTAGGTTTTCAAATTTTCGATATGGGCTGCCTTTTTGGTTGGTATAATCAAAAAGGAAAAAGAAGATTTAGAAGATCCTACGAATCCATGGCTAGACAAAATAGTAAAACTTTTAAGAACGGTATTAGGGGTACATATATAGCGGGATTTAGTGGCTATCACTATGGAAAATTGTTTACAGCTGCAACCAAAAAAAGACAAGCTAGGCTTGCATGGGAGGAAATGTCAAAGTTTATACAAAGTGATGAGGATCTAGCAGGCGAAGATATAGCAAGCGAAAAAGACGGAATGTTTGCTGTAAAGGATTATAAATCTGTAATAATAGCCAATGAAACGCATTGTACAATAGAAGCATTGAGCAAAGAAAGTGGACTTGATGATGGTTTTAGGGCTATATATGCAAGTATAGACGAATACCACCAACATAAAACTAATCAAATTTATAAAGCCTTATACAATGGTACAAAATCTCTTCCAGAAACATTAATAAGTATAATTACAACTAGAGGAGATAAAATTAATACACCATGTTACGAATTAGACAATTACTGTTGCAATATTTTAAGAGGTATTGCAAAAGCAGAAGATTTTTTTGTGGATATATACGCATTAGATAAAGGCGATAATATCTGGGATCCCCAAAATTTAATAAAAGCTAATCCATATTTAGCAGCAAATGAAGATACTTTAAATACTTTAATTACAGATATGCAAACAGCTAAAGATATGGGAGGCAATGAACAAAGGGACTTTATGGTAAAGTCCCTAAATATGTGGGTAAATACAGCAGATGACCAATTTACAGATATAGAAAAATGGAAACAATGCGAAACAGAGAAAACATTAGAAGATATGCGAGGAAAGCAATGTTTTGCAGGTATAGATTTATCAAGTGGTGGAGATTTAACAACAATTTCCTTAGAATTTCCACTTGAAGAAGAAAAATTTTATATTTATTCTCATTCATTTATGCCGAGAGGCAGAATGGACGAACACATAGACACAGATATTGCACCATACGATTTATGGCAAAGTGAAGGACTAATTACTGTAACTGGTGGTGTAAGTGAATATAAAAATGATTATAAGTTTATAATTAACCATTTGAAAGATTTAATACAAGAATACGATTTAGATTTAAAGGCAATAGGATATGATCCCCATAATGCAGACGGATTTTTAGCTGACCTAGAAGAATTTGGCGTACCGTTATTACAAATAACACAGTCTGCACGATTCCTAAATGATGCAACTGTGGATATGAGATTAAATATAAAATCTAAAAAAATTGAATATGACAAGAAAAATGAACTATTAAGTTGGAGCTTTTCAAATGCAAAGGTTGTAAAAAATAGTTTTGGAGAAATCAAAATAGACAAAGAACCAAAAGCAAAAACGAAAAGAATAGATCCAGCGGACGCTTGTATAGATGCACATGTAGCATATATGAAGTTAGGAAAAGACGAAACAATAGATATTGACGAAGAAATGAACAATTACTTGCAGATGATGAACTGGAGGTGAGTAAATGAAACTAAAAATAATTGAAAAAGCTAAAAAGACTATAAAGTCAATAACTACAAGAGGTACGAAAAGGGATCAATTAGCAGCTTTATTAAATTTTTTAGGCTTAGAAGATACAAACAAAGAGGAATTATCAGAAGCAACTTATTTTGCTTGTTTAAAGGTGCTTAGTGAAACATTAGGAAAATTACCATTAAAATTATTAAAACACAATGAAAACAATGGAGTAACAGTATGTAGAGATCATCCTTTATATAGGGTACTAAACGAAAGACCTAATAAATTTATGACATCTACTACATTTTGGTCCACAGTTGAATACAACAGAAATCATTACGGAAATGCCTATGTATTAATAACAACAAAAAAATTAAAAAATAACAAAGTAAAAAATGATTTATGGATTCTTCCATCAGATAGCGTAGAAATATGGTATGACGATAAAAAAATTATATCAAAAGTACCAGACATCTATTATAGATACTCATATACTGGAGGGGTTATAACTTTTGGCTCAGAAGAAATATTGCATTTTAAATCATCTAGTACATTTGATGGAATAACTGGTATGTCTGTAAGAGAAAGATTAAGAAGTACAATAACTGGAAATAACAAGGCACAAGAATTGGTAAATCAAATGTATGACAATGGATTTACAGCAAAGGCAGTTGTACAATATACATCTTCTTTATCAGACGAAAACGCAAAAGAATTTGCAAAAGGTATAGAAAAATTTGCAACAGGAAAATATAGCGATGAAGAATTAAAAAATATAATACCTATTCCATTAGGAGCAACACTAACGCCACTTAATATAAAATTAGCTGATAATCAATTTATAGAAGTAAAAAAGTATTCTGCATTACAAATTGCTAGTGCTTTTGGAATAAAACCATATCAAATTGGAGATTATGAAAAATCTAGTTATTCAAGTGCAGAAGCACAACAATTAAGCTTTTATATAGAAACGATGTTATACATAATTAAACAATATGAAGAAGAAATAAGCTATAAATTGCTATCAGATGAAGAAGAGGCAGAAGGCTATCATTTCAAATTCAATGTAGCAGTTATATTAAGGGCAGACCAAAAAACACAAGTTGAAACATTAAGTAAAGGTGTTTCTAACTTTATATATACACCTAATGAAGCAAGGGCATTTTTAGATTTAGAAGCTAAGCCGGGTGGCGATAAACTTCTAGGTAATGGTGCAAGCATTCCTGTAGAATATACAGGGGCTCAATATATTAATAATTTTGAAGGAGAGGAGGGAAAATTGTACAAATGGATCCAGAAAACGATAAAAGAAGCATTGGAGAAAACTTTGCAAAAGGCTTAGTATGTAAATCTGCTAGTGTAGAAAGTCAAGAAGTTACAGAAGAGGATTTAAGAAAAATTAACAAATTTACATTAAGTCCATTGAAAGCAGAAGAAGTATTTACATTCAAAGTTATTATGGGCGATAATGAGTTAGATGACAGAAACTTTGAACCTTTTAATTTGAATGCACTAAAAGATTTAAAAAAGTTGTATATAGGTAAAACTATGATAAAAGATCATAGAAGAACAGCCGATAATCAAATTGCAAGAGTATATGAAACAGAACTTGTACAAGATGATACAGCAAAATTAACTGGAGCAGGCGAGATATATACACAATTAATTGCAAAATGTTACATGGTAAAAACAAGTAGCAATGCGGATTTAATCCAAGAAATAAAAGCGGGAATAAAAAAGGAAGTTTCTACAGGTTGTAAACCAAAACATGCTTTTTGTTCTATCTGTGGAACTGACAATACAAAAACATATTGTCCGCACTATTGGGGGCGAGAATATGACACAGCAACTGGAAAGAAAATTTGTTATTTTACCCTAGATGGTGCTAAGGAAGCATACGAAGTTTCATTTGTAGCAGTTCCGGCACAACCTAGAGCAGGAACAACAAAAAACTACTGTGAAGAAAAAGAAAAAGAGCAAGAAGAAATAGACATAAAAGAAAATGAAGCAGACAAAACTGTTGAAAATGAAAAAAATAGTAATTTAAACAAAGAGCTAGATTTAAGAATGAAAATGCTAGACTCTTTTTTATTTACACAAAATCAAAAAGTAAAGGAAGGTAATTAATAATGAATAAAAAAATGAGAGAATTATTAAACAAAATAGCACAAAAAAGAATGATGGCTAAAGGATTTATGGAAGATGGAGAAAATAAGGATTTAGAAAAAGCTGCAGCTTTAATGGACGAAGCAGACGAATTACAAAAAGAATATGATTTAGAAGCAAGAATGTATGAAGCAGAAAAAGAAGATAATACACCAAGTGAAGAAGAAGTAGCAGAAAAGAAACAGAAAGAAAAAGAAGAAACAGCAACAGCAAAATTTGCAAAAGGAGTTAGAGCAATAATTACAAAAGATTTTACTGCCGGAAACTCAGAAGGAATTGCAGCTAATGGTGGATATACAGTACCAGAAGAAATAGAAACAAAGGTACAAAGATTAAGAGAAACACAAGAATCTTTAATAGATTTAGTTTCTGTTAAGAAAGTAAAAACAAGCAAAGGTAGAGAAACATATAAAACTAGAGGGCAATATACAGGATTTTCAAGCATTGGAGAAGGTGGAAAATTACCTAAAAAGAGTGGTTTAAAATTTTCAAGCTTAGAATATGCAATAAGCAAATATGGTGGATATATGCCTGTAACAGATGAATTATTAGAAGATTCTGACGAGGATATAGAAGCAATGTTAGTAGAATGGTTAGCAAATGAATCAAGAGTAACAAGAAATAACCTAGTATTAACAACAATTAAGGCAAAAACAGCTGTAAATTTAGCAAACTTAGACGGAATTAAGAAAGCTTTAAATGTAACATTAGCAAAATTCAAAAGTTCTGCTGTTATTGTTACAAACAATGATGGAATGCAATATTTAGATACACTAAAAGATAAAAACGATAGACCATTATTAAATCCAGATCCAACAGCTCCTACACAATTAAGATTAAGATGTGGAACTACAACAGTAGCAGTAAAAGAATTTGATAATGCAACAATACCAACAGAAGCAGGAAAAGTACCATTCTATATTGGAGATTTTAAGGAAGGAATTAAATTCTTTGATAGAAAACAATTATCATTATTAGCATCTAATGTTGCAACTGTAAAAGGCGAAACAGCAGATGATTCATTAAATGCTTTTGAAGAAGATTTAATGTTAATCAGAGGTATTGAAAGAGAAGATATAAAAACAAGAGATGCAGAAGCTTTTGTAAATGGTTATATCGAAATAGCTTAATTAAAGGAGGGTTAGCTTATGGCAGATAATAGTAAACAAAAATACACTCCAGTTTCAATAGAAGAAGTATGCGACCAATTAGGCTTTGATGTTGTAGAAGTCGAAGCGGAAGAAAGCCATGTAGTAAAAAGAAATATTATTAGATTAATAAAATTTTCTGATATGTATTTACAAGGTGCCATAGGTAAACATTATCCTAGAGAAGATGAAAGGGCTAAACAAATAGCCCTTTTAGTCATTTCTAATTTGTACGAATACAGAGATTTAGATTCTAAAAATATTTCTAATACAACAAGAAAATTGTTAAATGATCTTGAATGGCAACTGAAAACGGAGATGAGAAATAATGGCAATGAACAAACCAATAATAATACAGAAACTTAATGCAGAAACAGAAGAATGGCAAAATTATTATTCATGTTTTGCAGAAGTTAATAAATCAAGTGGAAAAGAATATTTTAATGCAAAAACAAATATTACAGAAAATACATTTAATTTTAAAGTAAGGTATATTGAAAAGCTGTCAAATATTGTTTTTGATACAACAGGATACAGAATTATTTATAAAAAGAATGTATTTAATATCATTAATGCCGATGACAAACAAGAAAGACATATAAATATAACTTTAGTTGCAAATTGTGTAACAATATAAGGAGGCAAACAATGGGGATAAATAATAATATAAAAATTACACAATTATCTCCAAAATTACAAGAAATCTTAAATAAGAATGCTGCTACAATAACAAACAAAGTAAAAGGACTAGCTAAAGATACTGCTGTAGAATTAACTAAAAATACAAAAAAGGATGCTCCTACTAAAACTAGAGAATATAAGAAACATATTACATATAAGAAAACAAAAGAAACTTCTACAAGTGCAGTTTATACATGGTATGTTAAGGATCCAGAATATAGATTAACACATTTAATTAGTAAAGGACATAGGCTTGTTGTTGGTACTGGTCCGGGTAATAAAATACCAAAGGAAGTAGGCAAAACAAAAAGTAATGATTATTTAAGTAGAAATGTAATAGAGGCAGAAAAGAAATTTGTAAAAGGTGTAAAGGAGATAATAGAAAATGCAAATTGAAAATGATTTTGAAAAAGAAACCGGTTTTAAAATTAAAGAATTAAGATATTTAAAACCACCTAAATTGCCATATTTTTTATATCAAAATAGAAAAAATTATAGAGGTGCTGACCTTTTGAATAACATTATTGAGAATAATATCACAATAGAAAGATATAGTGAAACAGATAATGAAGAAGATTTAAAGGATAAGCAAAAAGTAAATGATTTTCTTAATAAATATTTTAGTGGAATTGAATTTGAAAGCCAAACAGAATGGCTAAGTGCTGAAAGTTTATATGGTACATTTTGGGTTTTAGAGCCAATTTTAGAAAAAATAAGAAAGGATGAGTATTAATTATGGGAGATAAAAGAACCAAAAAAACAATTACTTTAGGTAGTGGACTATTATATATTAAAGAATATGCAGGGACAATGCCAGCAGATGCAGAAATAGAAAAAGAAGAAAACTTAGCAGGATATATACAAGGTGGAGCAGAATTAGAATATAGTCCAGAATTTTACACAGCAGAAGATGACTTAGGGAAAGTAAAGAAAACTATTATAACAAAAGAGGAAGTTAAATTAAAATCTGGAATCATGACATGGAATGGAAAAACATTGCAACAGTTATGTGCAACAGGTAGAGTAACAGAAACAAACGGAATAAGAACAGTAAAAATTGGTGGTATAAGCAATAATGATAATAAAAATTACATTATTCATTTTGTACATAATGATAAAGTTGATGGAGATGTAAGAGTTACGATAGTTGGTAAAAATACAGCAGGATTTACATTAGCATTTGCAAAAGACAAAGAAACTGTTATTGATGCTGAATTTGAAGCTGTCCCATCAGATGATGACGGAACATTAATTATATATAAAGAAGAAATAGCGGAAAATGCCTAAATTAAAAATACACTAGAAGTAAAATTCTAGTGCATTTTTTTTAGAATAAAAGGAGGAATAAAACATGTATGATATGACGAAATACAAAACAAGATATTTTAATATGAAATTGAAAAATGGTAGGGTAATAGATATTGAACCGCCTAAAATGAAAATATTAAAAAAGATAGCAAGTTTAAGTGAAATAAAAGACAATAACGATTTGACAGAAGAGGATATATCAAAATTAACAGAAGCGGTAGCCTTAGCATTTAACAAAAATAGACAAAATTACAAAATAACTGCCGAAAAAGTCGAGGATGAATACGATATTCTAGAAATTGTTGACTTTTTAGACAATTATTTTAATTGGATAAATAGTATTCAAAACCAAAAAAACTAAAACGTCCATATTATCCTTCAAATGATGACGATAATATGGACACAGGTTATATTGTAGAAAGTATAGGGGAAAAGACTGTTGCGGAATACTTAAAAATGCCACTTCTAGAAGTGGACGAATTAGGATTAATAGAATATTTATTTTTCCTAAGAGAAGCATTTATTTATAATTGTTCGCAAACAGAAGAAGGTAGAGAATATTTAAGAAATGCTAATAGACTTGAACAAACAGCTCCAGATAGAAAAAAACTAAGGGAAAAATTTAAGAATCAAGCTTAATAAGGCTTGCTTTTTTACTTTTTCTTTAGAAAAAGTAGGGGGCTTTAATATGGCAAGTAAGATTCAAGGTATTACAGTAGAAATTGGAGGAGATACTACAAAATTAGGGAATGCCCTACAAAGTGTTAATGAAAAAGCAAAAAGTTTACAGTCAGAATTAAAAGGCGTAAATACATTATTAAAGATGGATCCTACAAATGTTACGCTTTTAACACAGAAACAAGATATTTTAAATCAAAGTATAGCAGAATGTAGGGAGAAACTAAATGTATTAAAATCCACACAAGCACAAGTACAAGAACAATTTGAAAAAGGCGAAATTACAGCCGAACAATATAGAGATTTTCAAAGAGAAATCGTAGCAACAGAAAGCAAATTAAAAAGCTTAGAAAAACAAGCTAAGTCTTTTGGCTCTGTTGGAGCACAACAAATTGCAGCAGTCGGAGAAAAATTACAAAATGTAGGTTCTAATATAACAGATGTAGGAAAAAAACTTATACCTGTTAGTGCAGCTGCAAGTGCTACATTAGTAGGAGTTACCAAAAGTGCTATTGATTTTGAAACAGCATTTACTGGAGTAACAAAAACAGTAGATGGAACCGAAGAAGAATTAGAAAATATTAGACAAGGTTTATTCAAATTATCGGAAGCAACTGCAAGTAGTGCAACAGATATTGCAGCAGTAGCAGAAGCAGCAGGACAATTAGGAGTAAAAACTCCTAACATTTTAAACTTTACTGAAACAATGGTAAGGTTAGGAGATTCTACTAATTTAGCAGCAGATGAAGCAGCAACAGCAATAGCACAATTATATAATGTAATGGGCTCTGATATAAATACCGTAGATAGATTCGGTGCATCATTAGTTGCATTAGGTAATAACGCAGCAACAACCGAAGCAGACATATTAAATATGTCTACTAGAATTGCATCATCTGGAAGTCAAATAGGATTAACAGAACAGCAAGTTTTAGCATTAGCGACTACCCTTTCTAGTGTTGGATTAGAAGCGGAAGGCGGAGGCTCTGCAATTTCTGCTGTGATGACACAAATAGATAAGGATGTAGCTTTAAACACAAATAATTTAAAGACATGGGCTAATGTAGCAGGAATTTCTGTAAAAGACTTTAAAAATTTATGGGAAAATGATGCAATGTCTGCCATTCAAAAAGTAGTAGCAGGTATGGGAGATGCTAAAGCCGGTGGCGAAAACCTAAATGTAATATTAGAAGATTTAGGAGTAACATCACTTAGACAAACAGATACAATGAAGAGGTTATCTAATGCTTCTGAATTAATGGCAGATATGGTTAATATAAGTAATGCTGCATGGGATGAAAATGTGGCGTTGACTAATGAATCTTCAAAAAGATATGAAACTACAGCAGCTAAAATGCAACAATTAAAAAATACAGTAGCAGAATTATGTAGCAAATTGGGCGAAATTTTATTACCAATAATTCAAAAAATAGTAGATGGTTTAAAAGGATTTGTAAATTGGTTATCTAATTTGAATCCGGCAGTACAAAAGGTAGTAGTAGTTTTGTTAGCTTTAGTTGCTGCACTAGGACCGGTACTTATAATAATAGGTAAAGTTATATCATCCGTTGGTACAATTATGACATTTGGACCTAAACTTGTTTCTATGTTTGGAACAATAAAAACTGCACTAAGTGGTTTATTTACATTTATAGCAGCTAACCCCGTTATTCTAGTAATAACAGCGATAATAGCAGCCGTAGTATTATTATGGACTAAGTGCGAATGGTTTAGAAATCTAGTAATGGGTTTATTTGAAGGTATAAAAAATGCCGTAATAACAGTTTGGAATAATATAAAAGCTGTATGGGATATAGTACAACCATATTTTGTAGCTTTATGGGAAGGAATAAAAGCAAGTGTACAACCATTAATAGAAGCAATAATGGGGGCATTTAGTGCTATATGGGAATTTATAAAAACTATATGGGATATGGTACAACCATATTTTGCACAAGTTTGGGAAAATATAAAAGTAATATTTTCCGTTGTTTCCGAAGTATTAGGAACATACTTTAGGGTAGCATGGGAAGTTATACAAGCTGTATGGAATGTTGTGGTAGAATACTTTAGCACTATATGGGAAAATATAAAAATTGTATTTAGTGTTGTTGCAGAAGTAATAGGAGGATTTTTCAAAACTGCGTGGGATGTTATACAAAATGTATGGAATACGGTTGTAGGATATTTCACAGCTATATTTGATTCTATAAAATTAATATTTAGTGCAGTAACATCTGTACTACATGGAGATTTTAGCGGTGCATGGGAAGCAATAAAAGGTGTTGTTGGCGTTTGGAAAGATTACTTCCAAAATGTATGGAACAATATTAAAAATATATTTTCAAGCGTTGCAAGTTTCTTTAAAAACAGTTTTCAAGCTGCATGGAATGGAATTAAAAATATATTTAGTAATGTAGGCTCATTCTTCCAAAATATATGGAATACGATTAAAAATATGTTTACCAATATAGGTACAGCAATAGGAAATGGTATAGGAAATGCTTTTAAAACTGTTGTAAATTCAATAATTAGTTTTGCAGAAAATACGATTAATAAATTTATTAGGGCTATCAATAGTGCTATCGGACTAATTAATAATATACCAGGTGTTAATATTGGAAAATTAAAAGAATTAAATATACCAAAATTAAAAGTAGGTATGGCGAATGTTCCATACGATGATTATTTAGCATTATTACATAAGGGAGAAAGAGTATTAACTGCAAAAGAAAACCAAGAATATGGAAAACAAAAAAATGGTAACCCTACAGTAATAAATAATGATAATGGAACAACATTAAAAATCGAGAATTTTTACAATAATAGAAATCAAGATATAGAAGGAATTGCAGAAGAACTAGAATTTTATAAACAAAAATATGCAATGGCGAAGGGGGGCTAAAATGAACTATTTTATTTTTAATGGGGAAAACTCCAAAGATAAAGGAATAATAATAACTAAAATGCCTCCTATTTCAAAACCGGCAAAAAGAATTGAAAAAATTACAATTCCGGGGAAAAATGGAGTATTACACCAAGATGATGGAACTTATGAAACAGTAGTAATTCAAATACAATGTGCTGTAGTTGAAAAATGCGATATAAAAGAAATTGTAAGTTGGTTAAATGGAGAAGGAGATTTAATATTATCTAATGATCCAGATATATTTTATAAAGCAAATATTATTAATCAAATAGATTATACAAGCATTGTAAATCTTATACATGAATTTCCACTAGAATTAGAATTACAACCATTTTCACATTCTATTGAAAAATATAAAAAAGTTTATACAAAAGGCGAAGAACATATATTTAATATTCCAGATGCAACTGCTGATATGCTACCATATATCAAAGTAGTTGCAGATGAACAAATTAATTTGACAATTAATAATGAAACTATGATTTTAAATGTAGATAAATATATAGAATTGGACTGTGAATTATTAATAGCACACAGGAATTTTGAAAGTGCAGACAATAAAGTAAAAGGAAACTTTTTTAAATTAATTCCCGGATTAAATAGAATAAATATATTAGGAAATTATACAGAATTGGAAATAATTTATAGAAAGGCGTATTTATAGAAAAATAGCGAAAAAAACGAGCCTCCAGAATTGGATTTAAGGCTTGTTTTTTTGCTAGGTAATATAAATATATTCCTAGAAAAATGCAGAAAAAGAGGTGTTATTAATGATAACATTACATGAATCAGATTCTATTGATTTTTTATCAAATAATGGTTTAGGAATCTTAAAAGACTGTATATCCGCAGAAGTAATTGAAGAAATTAACGGCGAATTTAGTATATCAATAGAATATCCAATAGAAAGTCGCTTATATAATGAGTTAATCCAAGAAAGAATAATAGTAAGTGATGTAGGTTATGGAGATAGACAAGCTTTTAGAATAAAAAATATTGAAGAAACTTTAAAAAGCAAAAAAATTTATGCTACTCATATATTTTATGATCTAGCAGACAATTTATTAGAGGATGTTTACCCTAAATCATTGAATGGAAATAATGCGATTAATTGGATTTTAAGTAAAACGCAATATAAACATAATTTTACTGGATTTAGTGATATAGATTTGGCTACTTCTGCAAGGTATGTTAGAAAAAATGGTGTACAGGCTTTAATAGGAAATGAAGAAAATAGTTTTGTTCATAGATGGGGTGGAGAAATTATTAGAAATAATTTCAGTATTTCTATTATAAACAAAAGACGAAGTAGCAATATTATAAAAACAATTAGATATAGAAAAAATCTAAAAGGAATTAATTTTAATTTAGATTTTACCACTGTTGGAACTAGATTAATGCCTATGGGGTATGATGCTTTAATGTTACCAGAAAAGTATATAGATAGTCCATTAATTAATCAATATGCACATCCTATAATAAAAATTTTAGAATATAGCGATGTAAAAGTAAAAACAACAGAAGATGAGGAAGGTTTTGACACAATAGCAGAAGCAAGAGAAGAATTAAGAAGATTAGTACAAAAAGATATAGAAGCAGGAATAGATAAGCCTACTTTATCTACAACAATAGATTTTGTAAAATTATCTGATACACAAGAATATAAAAATTATAAAAATTTAGAAGATTTATATATAGGAGATTCTATAAATGTATTTGTAGAAAAAATAAATATAGATATAGAACAAAGAATAGTAAAAACTACTTATAATGCTTTAACCAAAAAGTTTACAAAATATGAATTAGGATGTGTAAAAACAAATTATGCTACACAAAGTGTTAGAAATGAAACAAAATTACAAGAAATAACACTACCTAATTTATTAGCAATAGCAAAGGACAATGCCACTTCACAAATTACAACAGCTTTAGGCGGATATGTCTATAAAACACAAGGCGAATTATTTATTATGGATACGGATAATCCTAATACTGCTCAAAAAGTATGGCGTTGGAATTTAAACGGCTTAGGATATTCAAAGACAGGAATAAACGGACCATACGAATTAGCAATGACACAAGATGGAAATATTGTTGCTGATTTTATAAGAACAGGTACAATGTCGGTTTCAAGAATAGAGGGATTATCAAATTTATTAAATGGATATAGCGTACAAATAGGACTAAATCAAGAAAATATAGATATGCTAGTATCACAACAAACTAATTTAGAAAATGGAATTACTGAATTAGCAGCACAAGTAAAAACAAATGCGGATAATGTGGCAGCTGAATTTAAACAAATTGGCGGAAACAATTTATTCTTAAATAGTATAGGAGATTTTGAATCAGATAACTGGGAAGGAAATGTAAGAACATTTAATAGTACAGATATTTTAAGACATTCTAATTCCCCTAGCGGAAATTGTTTTAACCTGCAAAAAGCGACTGCTAAACAAATAGTATTTGTTAAGAATGGTACATTCACAATATCGTTTACATATAAAAAATTAATTAATTTAGCAGAATGTAAGGTAAAGATTAATGGTACAGAATATGTATTATCAGAATTAGATTATACAGATTTTGAAGTAACACTAGATGTTGTGGATAATAATATTACTTTTGAAATGATAAGTGATACAAATAATTCATGTTACATTATCGATTTGTTACTTAATAATGGAAATCAAAAACAACCGTGGTCGCCTAATGCTAATGAAATTATATCAGGAGCGGTAAAAGCTAATTCTAGCGGTTTAGAAATAACATCAAATACTAAAAATACTAAATTACTTGCTGGAGCGGATGGCGTAAGAATAGAAAATGTTGCAAGTGAAGAAACAGTTGCAGAATTTACAGATACAGGAACAGAAACAGAAGATTTAGTTGTTAAAGGAAAAGCACAAATATCAGGATTATTAGTGCAAAAAGTAGGTAATCAAGTATGGCTAAGTAGTTTATTGTAGGAGGTGGAAAAATGGCTACAAGTGGTTCATTTTCAACAAACCATATTGCTGCTACATCTAGAGTTTGGTATTGGGATTTATCATGGTGGGTTCATAGTTGGAATGGAAATACTGCGACAATAAAATATGAGGTTTATTCAAGATGTGAAACTGGTGGTAGTGATAGATGGGTTGGAAACCATGGTTTTAGTGGTAGTATAGCAGGACATGGCTTTTCGTCTAGCGATACTTTTTATAATGGTTCATGTATAGTATCTGGTCAATTTACTTTAAGCGGTGGTTCATCTTTTAGTGCTGATATAACAGCTCATCCTTATAGTGGTTCCTATACATCAAGTGGTTCTAGTTCATGGACATTAGATAATAATGTTGTTACTCCAACTGTAACTTGTTCCGTAACAAGAGGATTAAATACTATTGCTGCATCTATGTCTGTTACTAATAATGGTAATGCAAGTATTGTAGATAGATATATAGATTTATTTACTGATAGTGGGTGTAAAAACAAAGTTGGAACAATAACTGGAACAAGTGGTACATTTACAGGATTAGAGCCTAACAAAACCTATTATGCAAGAGCAAATGCAAGTAATGGAACATACAGAGGTTATTCATCAGTAAAAACAGTATCAACTTATGATATAGCAAAATTAACAGAAACGCCAGATGTCAATATAGGTAGTGCTCATACAATAAAATGGACTAACCCATCGGGAGCAACAACAACTTTAGCGTTATATAAAACAGATGGGAGAACCCTAGTGTACAATGTAGGAACTGTTACAGGTACTTCAAAATCTGTTACGCCTACAGCAAGTGAAATATATAAGTTAATACCTAATTCTAGCAGTATAAAATTACGATATGTTATAACAACTACTGCAAATGGTAAATCTTATACAAATTATAAAGAATGTACATTTAGTGTTACAAATAGTAATCCTACATTCTCTAATTTTACTTATGCAGATACAAACAGTAAAACTATAGCTTTAACAGGAAATAACCAGATTATAATAAAAGGTTATTCGAGTGTAAAAGGAATTATAAGTGTAGCAAATAAAGCAATAGCAAAAAATAGTGCTACAATATCTAAGTATAGATTAGTTATAGGAGAAAGTCAAAAAGAGGCTAATTATTCGTCAAATACAGAAGTTGGAATAACAATAGCAAATGCAAATAACAATGTTTTTAATATGTATGCTATTGATTCAAGAGGAAATAGTACATTAAAAACAATTTCGCCAAGTACATATAAAACATATAGTGATATTGCTATAAAAACAGCTGTAGCAGAAAGAGAAGATAACGGCATAGGTTCAAGAGTTATACTTAGTTTTAGTGGCTCAATATGGAATAATAATTTTGGAACAATACAAAATGAAATTGTTAGTTGTAAATATAAATATAAAAAGACAACTGACAGTACATGGATAACAGGAAAAACAGATATAACGCCAGTAATAAGCGGTCAAACATTTAATAAAACTGTGGAAATAAAAGGGGATCTAGGAGCGGAAGGTTTTGACATAAAATCTTCATACGATTTACAGATTATTATAAGTGATAAATTATCATCTTATACTATTAATACATTAATTGGTACAGGAACTCCGGGAATAGCAATTACTGCAAATGGTATTGCTATTTTAAATATGTATGATGAAAAATTAGGAGGAGCGTTACAAATTACAGGAGATTTATATGTAAATGGTAAAAAAATAAATTAGTTAGGAGGAATAATACATGTCTGGAATAATTAGAGAATTTGAATTTGCTATTAACTTTAATGAGGACAAATTTAAAAGAACAGATGGAAGCACAGAAATTATTACAATAGTAGAAAATGACAATAAATCTACAAAATTCAAATTTGATTTTGAAGAGGAAATAGCAGATGGTACAAATGTGTTAGTGAAAATAAAACATAATACAGGATTTGTTAAGGAATATATTTTAAATGTAGTAAACAAAAAAGCAGAATTAACTTTAACAAATAGTATTTTAGTTGCAGGAACTTTAAAAATGACAATTTCATATATTGGATCTAATAATGAAATACTAACACCTACGCAATATCAAAATAAAATATTAGTAAAAGAATCTATAACAGGAGAAACAACTATACCAGAAGAGGACGAAAATTTATTAGAAGGTTTAATATCACAAGTTAATTTATTAAATCAAGAAACAACGGAAGCTTCACAGGGCGCAGAACAAGCAACAGAAAATGCAAATAATGCAGCCCAAGCTGCAAGAGGTGCAAAAAACGAAATAGAAAATACTTTTGAACAAATACAAAAAGCATACGAACAACAAGTAGATACAGATGCAAGTTTAGAACTTGCAGCAGCAAGAACTAACGATAAAGGTATAACATTTTCATCTTTGAAAGAAAGATTAGATAGCATTGATAATACAAGAGGCAGAATAGATGGAGTAAGATACTATTTTGGGCAAAGTTCAACTAAGATGGAAAGATTATACGATTCTATAGGAATGATAGCTAATGCAACACATGATGGCTCAGAAGTCGAAAACGATTTTGACAATGTCGATGGGTATAGACAAATTATTACTAGAAAGAGAGATAAAACAACAAAACGAATTTTAGCAACTATAGGAGATTCTGATTACGATAGTATAGAGGGCGAAGTAATGACAGATTATCCAGAGTCATATTGGAGATTTGAAGCAGATCCAGATGGAAAATATGTTGATATTTTAAAATCTTCTGTTAAAAGAAGTGGATTTAATACTTATGATGCATTTTCGTTAGGAAGATACCCATTAAGCTTTGGAACAGATGGAAAATTACAAACAAGAAGCGGTGCTATACCTGCTTATAATAAAAATATAGTACAATATAGAAACTTAGTAAATACAGAATATGGCAATAATGCTTGCCTAATGGATTGGAGATATTGTATTTTATTATTAATGTATTTAGTAGAGTATGCCGATACTCATTCTCAAAGTACCCTAGGTCAAGGACATAGTTCTTTTAGATATAGTGATGCGGATAAGGCATTAATGGAGGAAAACTCGACTAATAGAATTATAGTAAGTAGTACAGTTGCTAATTATTTTGTTGTTGGTCAAATTATTTCTATAGGCAATAATACTGCGGGAAACTTTGGAGTTGCTGAAAGTAGAAAAATTACATCTATAGTAGATTTTTCAAATGGAGCAATAACAGGAAAAGCAATTACATTTTCGGGAAATGCAGTAAATATAACTACTTCAAGTGTTATTTGGTCATCAGCACAACTTACTGGTGGATGTGATTCGTTAGGCATGAAGTCTGGTTGTATTGCTAATGACGGAAAACATGCTGTTTGCTATAGAGGATATGAGAAAAATAGTATATTTGATTTTGTTGATAGCATTAATATAAAGAATTGTATAGCATTTCTATGTATGGATCCAACAAAATATACTTCTGATGTATTCGAGGGAGATTATAAACAATTAGGTTATGTTAATTCGACAAAAGAAGGATATATTAAGAAATTAGGTT